CTTCAGCTTCATCAACATCCATTGCTTTAGCTGCGTTCATTGCGTCAAGTTCCAATTCAATCCAACCAACTTCGTTTTCCGCTAATGCTTCAGGCTTGTATTCTTCAATAACACCTTTCGCTAAAAATGGATGATACAAAGATAAAAGTTGTTGCAGCACCACGTTTTCTTTAGGCACATTTAAAACACCGTTTCTAAATACGATGCGACCTAATGTAGCTGGTCCTTCTTGCTCATCTACGAAACAAGAACGTTGGTTAGTTGCATATCTGATTTCACGCTGGTATCCTTTTTCTTCATCAAACCAAAGTAATGGTTTTTTAGCAGAGTGTACTGCTGGTAGTGTGAATACTAAAGGTTTTCTGCGACCGGTTAATTCGTATAAGCGGTCTTTGTATTCCCAGGTGGGTTTTTTTGGCAGCGGAGGAGTAACCTCTGTATTTTCAAATGATACTTGAGGTGCCTCTACTGTAGTTTCTTTTTGAACCGGAGCTTTCTTAGCGGCCGGCTTTTTAGCTGTTGCCATGATATAATAAGATTAAATAAATAAAAGAATAAAGTCCCCGGCCGAAGCCGAGGACAATGTTATAAACTTACTTCAACAATACGAAGTTGTTTGCTGCTTGTACACAAAGTGCACGCTCAGACAAGAAGTGTACATTCATCTCATCAACTGCGCTAGTGTAGTTACCACCAACTGAACCAGTTACCCAAGACTTCATGCGACGATCTTCTGCTTCGTTAGCACGGTAACGGATGTGCAAGAACGGACGAGAAATGTTCGTGCCTAATTGCTCATCGTATACAGTAGAAGTACCAGCAGGAACAAGAACACCTTCGATATCGCCGATAGAACCGCGAGTAGTTGAGTCGTTCAAGTATTTCCAGTCAGTTTTGTAGAAGTCGTAAGAACCGCGACGGAATCCAGAGAATCCTAAGTTCAACGCCATATCTTCTTCGTTGTTGAATACACCGTAAGATGTACCACCAGCTCCGTAAGAGTTTTGAGCAGCAAGCATGTTGTCCATACCTAAAGAGGTTGAACGATCCAAGAACAACATGTTCTCTTCAATAGCACCTTGCTTGTCAAGTTCAGCTAAGATTTCGTCAAATTGACCTAAACCGTTAGCACCACCAAAGTCGGTAGAGTTGTAAACCAAACCACGAGACTCGATAGCTTCGAACATACCTTCAGAACCTGTAACACCTGTAGCGATAGTCGCTGCACCTGCTTTTTCAGTTTCAACCATACTCATTTCCAAGTAGTCTTCGAAACGTAGACGAGCTTCGTGCTCAGACTTCAAGTACCACAAGTAACCGCCAGTTCCAGCTTCAGTAGTAACTTCAACCCAACCGATCTGAGCTACGTCAGAACCGTTAACGTTGTACTTATCACGTAAGATGATAGGCTTGTTCTCGAAAGTTGTGAAAGAAGCGTCGAATGAGTTACCTACATCGCCAGATCCTTTAGCGTACTCAGAACCGAATACAAAGATGTTCAATTCACCAGCAGACTTGTTTTTCAATGCAGCTGGAAGAACAGCGTTTGTTTCGCCGTATACTTTGATGTTAACTACTTGCGTAGAAGTATCGCCAGCACCACTAGTGAAAGTACCCATGCTATCAACACGTGCTTTTGCAGTAACAGTACCGTTAGAGATAACCAAAGTTTGACCTACACCGATAAGTGAAGTGTCAGTTCCAGTTGGAAGACCTGTAAGAGTAATAGTAGTACCACCAGAATTTGAGTTAACGCCATCGTATGCGATGTGCAAACGGCCTTGTTCTGACCATACAACGCGGTCAGATGCCATTGGCATTTCAGCACCAACCATACGTAAGAATCCACCTACAGTACGCTTTCCGTAGCGCTCTACTTCCTTTTCGTAAACCTCAGGAAGAAATTGTTGTGTAAAGTCCATGTCAGCCACAGACAAGTAATTGTCCCCAAACAATCCTTTAACAGGACGTGGAGTTAAGTGCTGTAGTGCAGCACCAGTGTTTGCTAAAGCCATTTTTTATTATTTTTAAATGGATTATTATTTCTTAAACTTAACCTTAAGCTTAGAAGTGCTTTGCCCACTGTCAACTGCGCGTATTTTCCACCCGTTAGATGCCGTTACTTCTTCATGAACCCCTCTCGGATTCATATTAACGTTCTTCGTGCGTGCCATACTATCCTTCACTGCATCGGCTTTGCCTTGCTCGTAGAAGTGTTGTGCAACCTGATCAGCATTCATAGCCGTGAACAGCGATTTGTGATAACCCTTGGCGTCTTTCATTTCCCCCTTTTCATTCAAGAACTTCTTGATAAAGTTGTTAATGTCACCCTGAGTCTCTTTAACCTGACCAGCATCGTTAACTTTAAAGCGGTACTTCTTGTCTCCAACGTTATAATCGAAACCTTCGAATTTTTCGTTAAACACTTTCGCGCTTTCTTGTTTAAACCTACTGGTTTGTCGTTCAGCAACTTTCGCAGCTTCCTCACTCTCTTTATTATAACGGTTGAAAAACTCAACCGCTTTTTGTTGTTCCGGATTCAACTTTGAACCCATCTTAATTTCATCGTAGTACTTAGACTTTAAACCGTCTAAGTGATTCTTTGCTTTCGCTAATGCCTCTTTGCGCTCAAGCTTCTTTAAACGTATTTCACGCTCGTCATCAAGTTCTTCGTCGTAAGAAAACTTATCGTTTAATAAAAAGTCGATGTCCTCTTTGTCGTAAGAAGTATATACTGCTTCATAGTACTCACGAAGCAATTGGTCTTCATTTAACGATGCGTAATCTGTATTAAGCTTAACGTAGTCCTCAAGTGACCCGCCTGTTTCGTTCATAAAGTCAACGACCTTTTGAATGTTTTCAGGTAGCTCTACTCCTGATGCGGCTTGCTCTGCTACAGCTTCTTCAATTTCATCAGCTAGCTCTTCAGCAGCCTCTTCAACCTCTTCTTCTGTAATCTCCTGTAATACAGGCTGTTGCTCTACTGGTTCTTCAACCGGGGTTTCTTCTCCGGCAGGTTCTTCAGCTGGCTGCTCGAGGTTTTCTGCTGGTACTTCTTCGCTAACTGCGGGTTCGTCGCGTACAGGAACCTCATCTGTGCTTTGCTCTTGAACGGCATTTTGTCGTAAATCTAATTTGATAGTTCCATCTTCATCGACGGATGCTACCGGGTTAGTTTCTTCACTCATGATAAGATATTATAAAATTGTTATTACTATAATTACCTAGGTTCAAAGGTACCTAAGCCGAACCCACTCCCAAGTATATCGTTTCCAGAGGATTCGAAGTTTTTAGGTGGTGAGTCATTTTTTCTTTGATCGATCAACTCACTTTGCTGAGTTGCTTGTAATTTTGTTCTTTCGTCCTTGCGGTCTTCTTTCTGTTGCTCTTTAGCTTTCTGCCCTTCAGCTTCTAAGCCTTTAAGCTGCATGTTGTATTGGAACTCTAAAGCCATAAGCTCTTTCTTCGCCTCAACTTCGCTTTGCATTTTCTGTTGCTCAAGCTGCGACTTCATCTGTTCAAGCTGTGCTTTCGTTTGGAACAACGCTTGGTCTTTTTGTACCTCAGCTTGTGCCGCAACCTGTTGTGCCTGTGCATTTGCTTGTGCCTGCGCTTGAATGTTTTGCTGCTGCATCATCTGGTCGCGCTCAAGTTTCTTCTTGCGACGTAGTTTCAACAACTGGTTAGCTAGCTTAAGGTTTTTAACCTCGCGGATATCAATAGCATCCTCAAGGTCAATCAATCCTGCAGACAGTGCTGTTTGAATATTGTTTTCCAACATTCCCTTCTCTTCATCGTCTGGCGCTAACTCCAGCATAATACCAAAGTCGTAAAGGTGCAATTCAGTAAGCTCGCTTAGTGTAGCTACATTGAATCCACCAATCTTTTGTATAAACGCATCACGCGATGGGCTGTACTCTAGTATATCAGATATTCTAAGTGACAATCCTTCTGCTACATCGGCTGTTAAGAACAATGCGGCGTCTAATATGTGGCGTGTAGCCGTGTTTGAATTTGCTGCTTCAAGTTTCTGTACACCAACCAACGCTCTAGCATCTGGAGATGAACCATCACGAGCTTCATTAAGACCCGTAACGTCACGAATCATCTGCAGGTAATAGTTATATGTCTGGATTAAAGTTTGTAGCTTCTGGCCGCCCGCACCTGTCTGTAACGGCTGAATAGGCACTTTACCAGGATTCATATCACCCTCTTGTGTAAATGACCTACCGATAACAGAACCCGTTTGGAAAAACATGTTTAACGCTTCTTGCGGGTTGTAGTTTGTACCGTTACCTAAATCAATTTCAGCAAGACCATCAGCATCCATATAAACACCGTCAGGCATCATCTTAGATAATACTTGCTGCATCTTTAAGTGCGTGAGCTGTACCATATCAGCAAAGCCAGTACAACGGCTTACGATAGATTCGATACGGCCCTTATACATTCTAGGCGCTACAATACTGTAATTCATTTTTACTTTATTGTAATCGCTCTTAGGGCGCATCATGTTCTCAGCGATACCCCATTCAAGCAGTATGCTCGTACCCAATACCATTGCACCTTCGTAAAGTACTTCTAGTGAGCGCGATGCTTTAGCAAAACCTTCAGCGTCTGCTGGCGGGTTAAACTGGTCGTCGCGTAGTATTACTTTCTCAGCACCTGTAGCTGTTTCTTTAATCTTGTACACTTCGTTCATGTACGTCTTGTAATTAAAGTACAGTATCTGAACAGTGTTTGAATCGTAGTAGTTATCGTTAATCTCGCTTCTGTTCCAGCTGCCTGTCATGTTCTGCGAACCACTACCTTTAATTTTATCTAACTCTTCTTGTGTTAGTGAAGGGTATTGCTTCTTAAGCTCGCTAATTGGTATGGTCTTTACTTCACCAACATAATAAATGTCTTCAAAGTACGGTGACTCTGTATACGAGTACACTAGATTAGCCGGGTCAACATAATCAACTAAAACACCCTCTGATTCAGAGAAAGTGTTTTTAATAGCGCCTATACCAATGGTTGTTAAATCGTAGTATACACGTCTTTTAATTAAGTCGTACTTGTTACCCTCTAGTAATGTGTTTATCGCAACCTCTTCAGCAATCTCAATACCCTGCTTGTAGCTGAGCTGCATATGTAACTCAAGCTCTTCTTTAGATTCCGGTAATGCTGCCGGGTCGTTTTCATAAAGGTTAATACCAAATGCTTCAGACGCGTAATCGTTGAGCTCTTTGGTTTGCATGTCTCTAATAATAGAGTCCATGTACTTCGTTCGTTTCTCCACGCCGTACGGATCCTGAGAATATGCTTTGATATCAAAAGACCGATCTGCAATACCGTTAACAACAATATCAACAAATTTAGAAAGTATTGGAACTGGCTTCCAGTCAAGGTTGAGATAAGATAAATCACCATTTATGGATAGCTCGTCTTTGTATTTCTGTATAGGCTGTTCACCGCGTGCGTATAATCGTAAACCGTGAAAGCTGTCTTGATTGCTTCTGAATCTTACGCTCCCTTGGTTGCCGTCAAACCACTCGTTCTGAATAGCTCGACCTACCTGCAGACCATAAGCAGGCGACATCTTCTCTTGGTCGCTAGCCACTTGGCTTGGGAAAAAGTTACTTGCAGCTGAGTTAGCCATATTGTTATTTTATTATTTTTGAAGTAAAACCGTCTTGGCTGTACCTAGCCACTTTAAGGTTTAATTTTGTTTTCTGTTGTTCTCCTACCGGCCTGTATAAATCTTTATGACATGCCATAATTGCGAGTCCTGAGCTGATAGAAGCATCGTGCTTTGTACGATTGTTTATATCAAACTTAGACCAGTCATTAAGTGTATCGTTAAAATACATTGAGCCGTACTCGCCTTCACTGAGCATACCAACGTGTTCATTGATATACATTTCAATTGCAGCAGCGTGCGCTTGCTTTATGTCTTGGCTAGAGTTTGGTATTCCACCTATCTCTTTCTCAGTTACGGAAAGCTTGTTCCATAATCTGTCAGGTCGGTTCATCGAATAACCTCTGTAGCCTCTGCGTTTAAAATGGTACAGTAACCTAGGTTTGTTATTCTCAGCAAGTAATGGCATTCCGTAAAAGACGCACGCCATTAGTACGTCTTCGAAAAATATCTCCGCTGTTTGAGGCCTAGCTATGTATTCTAAAAAGAACGTGCTAGGTGGTGCATTTTCCATGCTGAACTTTGTTAGTCCGTGCAATGCGCCTTTAGAGCCTCTGCCGTCAGTCGTGCCTGAAATATCGTAACTATCACAGCCAAATGCACCAACGTGCTCATTACCTGGATAGCGTGTGCCGCTTTTTACAATCTGTCTGTTTTGAAGATCGGCTCCTGGTACCCAAGAGACTTTAAACCTGCCTTGTGGACTAGGTATAAATACTACCTTTGTGTCCCTAACACCATTCTCCCACTGGAAATTACCGGTGGTTATAGTATTAGTATTACGCAAGTCAGCGTTATAATCAATCTGTTCGTAGATTTTCGCTAAGTTAAATATACTATTTTTACTTTCATCACGGAAAGCGTGGTCTGTAGTACGTGGAAACTGGCGGTAGTATTCGTTTAAAGCATCCTGGTCTCCTTTAAGACCATCAACTTCATTCTCCCAGTAATCTATAACCCCAACTTCAATTGGGTCACCGTGTGGTCCTAATACTTCTTCTTTAGGTGTATTAAATACCGGCTGCCCGTACTCATCAATAAATCCTTCATAGTTCCACTCCATTGGTATAAAGAGCGCGTACAATCCCGATTTTGTTTGACCATTATTGTTTCTTTTGGTTACGTCCGAATCTAAGTAAAGCTTTTTAAAGTTGTTACCACCTTTATCTAAAGCATTCGATGTACTACCCATTAAACATTTCCCGATAATACGAGCACCTAGACGCAAACACGTTTTTGTTACGCGCCAGTTGTTTAATATGTTATCTGGTCTTTCCCACTTACCACTCTCATCGTGCACAAGCAATCTAAGCTTTTCACCATCGTAAGAGTTATCACCAGTGTTCTTCCAGTCAATTGTAGTATCGAGACCCTCTAGCTGTATCTTAGTTTCCTGTGCTTGTATGCTTTTACGTGTTAGCTTAGAAGCAGGAACCCTATATGCCAGTTCAGTCTTCGGTCTATCCATACCATCTTGAATAGGTTTGAAGAAAAACGGGTAGTTAAGGGATATGGGTACGACTTTGTCGGTAAACATTTTTTTAGCATCACTACCTGATTTAGATAGGATGCCGAATCGTGCATCGCTTGAGATGGTTGCCATGTTGACGGTTTCTCCTGATGCCATGAATGAGAATCCACTCCGTCTGTTTTTAAGGTAGCACATTCCGTAACTCCTTGTATCAGCTTTGCAGGCTTCCCAAAATATAAAGAAGAGTCTATTGGCTTCGCGGTAATCTGGGTTACCGACATCAATCTTACTCCACTGCAAGTACATGTAATGAGTGCCAGTGATATAAGTAGGAACCCCTTTGTTATAAAACCAATAACCGTTATCGCGCCTGTTAAATTCTTCGTCAATATAAGCCTCCCATTTACCTTTAAATTCATCTGGATAAGATTGCCAATCAAATATACTCTTAATATTTTTAAGCTCCTTAGGATACTCCTGAACAGCCCATCTGTTTGCACCTTTTTTTAAACCCTTAGGCTCTGGAGGCAGCGCTATGACCAAACCTTGTATCTCGATGATTTCACCAATCTCTCCTGTCTTGCTTATAACAACAAGGTCTTGTTCTTTATTATAACCGTACTTCCACTTCTTACCTTTATTGTACCGATGTATTGTGGTAAGCTTAACTGGTTCTACGGTCTTTACTAAATCCTGCTGGTACATTACTTAGAACGTCTTTCAGCAAACCCTTTGAATGCTTCTTTAGCATCTTCTTTAGGTCTGTTCTCTAGTATTCTCTCTTCTTCGTCGATGCGATTTAAAATCTCAAAGGCATCAAATATTGCAAGCTTCTTAGTGGCAGCAGCGTTCTTTAACCTGTCGGCAGAGACGTCGTCTTCTGTGTTTGTAATGATTTTTTCTTCTGCTACCTTGATGAGTTCCTCAACAGCCTTGCGTGCCGCTTGGATTATATTCTTCTTCGTCTCCTTGGTACTCATATTTAATTGTAATTTGATTGGTAGGCACACGATACAATCGTTGTCCCTCTATATTAAATTCGTATTCCATACCAGGCTTAAACCCTACAAGTGCACCAGTTTCAAAACTATCGCTAGCATATTTGATAATACCTATCGAAGGCTGCTCCTTGTGCATATCAAACGTCTCTTTCGCTTTTATAGGCTTCACGAAACAGTAGCCGTCTAATGCTTGCCACTCCGTGTTTCTTTTGTAAGCGTAAATCTGGTCTGGTTGTACAAAGAATGCATCTTCCTTGTAATATGCTTTACTGTTCTTTTCTTTACCTCTGATGTCGCGAAAACGTCTAAAAACGTTGTGATGAAGTATTACTTCATCGCCTGGTTCTATTTCAGAGTCCACAGCCAGTGGCGTGTTTGTTACAACACCTAACCGGCTAGTGTAATTGTGGTTTTGCACTTCTGTATTCAACAGTAATTTTTTACCGTCAAGGTCTTTCTCTGATGTTGACCTACCGTGCTTTGGACGCACGATAAAGTTAAATATGCTTTGCATCACCAATTAAGATCGTATTCTACAGATACCGCCATGTTCTTATTAAAGTCTTTCCACGGCATTACATTATCACCCTTCTGAATATAGATAGAGTACTTGTCTTCCTCTTCTATAATGTTAACTATAGTATGACCACCATACACTTCCTGTCCAACAGAATAGTGCATGGCGTCATTTTTATAGTCCTTTCCTACACTAATCTTGCGGATTATCTGCATCGGTAATCTCGCCGGTAGTTAGGTTTACGGTTACATTACCGTATTCTTTTTCAAGCTCAGCTTGCATCGCTTTAAGTTCTGTGATTAAACCCTCAGTCTCTGTGACTAATGCGTGCTTTTGCATTTCTAATCCACCGATTGTAGCTTGTGCTTCATTGATGGTGTTGACAAACTGCTGTAGCTTTTCTAATTCTTGATCTGTTACTTTTTTCATTTGATTTAATTTAATTGTTCTATGTTATTATTACCTGTGTTTAAGGTAACTCAAGTTCCTCAGGTTCAGGTGGGTTACAATACAAACTATCCGGGAATAGCTCACAGTATGTTGTAGCGTATTCCTCTCTTGAGCTTGACGAGCCGTAGCTGTGAATCCCCATCGGCGTAGGCCAGACTATGTAGGCGTCCCAAGAAGCTTCAGGTGTTCCCTCCCAGTATACATCTACTGCGTAAACATCAGATACAACAGCAGCCGTTAGCTCCTCTCCATCCTCGTCGTAGGTTGCAGGTGTAATGGTTAGGTAGCCTAACTTTACTACATTAGCATTGTATGTTGGGTTCCCCTCTTCATCGTGAGGTAGTGCGGCAATGGCGGCATCTGCGGCCGCTTCATTGGTAAACTCGTATTTTCTTGTGAGTCGTGTCATTGTCTTATGTTGTTAAGGTGATACAATCGGCGTCGGATAGAGCAGTTGGTAAAACGAGCAATTGATTGTGTCTTCCAAAAGCGGTGTATACATTATTGAAAGACCAAAACAAAGAATTGATAACAAAAGTAGCATCCGTGTCTCCTTGTGTTGTGGTCAATTTATTGCCATTCAAAAAGAAGTCAATAGTTGCCCCGTTTCGTTTTACTAATAATTTAAAACGAGTATTTAAATCAACAACAACACTTGTATCGGCCATCAAAGACGCGGAAGGAGTAGTGCCGTCCAATCTTATTTGAAAGTCTCTAATCCATAAACGCCCAGCGTTTAAACCACTATCACCCCCTCCTATAACCATTCTATCCGTTTGGTAAACCTCCCCATCATAGAAAATACTGAAGTTATCCGTTGGACCAAATGTAATAGTTGAACCAATATAATCTCCAATGCTTCCTAAATCATACCCCCTCGTAATCGCACCGCCCGAATGGTTCGGAATGTACGAGGTTGGGTAGGAGGCATCCGATTCCATTTGATACCCCCAAACAAAATATGAGCCGTTTGATACTCGTGTTCCGCTACCATCTGCAATAGCCGTTCTTACCCTTGTATCAAAAATT